TTTTTCTTCTTCACTGTGCACTGAAATTGTTCCTTCATGCAATTGAACCAAATCTTTTGTTAGTGACAACCCGATGCCTGTTCCTATCTGGAGTTCTTGGACAAAGACTTCAACATTATAGCTGCGGCATCTTTGAATGAGTACATAAAGCCTGATTTTGCAAGGCTTACAGATGTCGAGCCTGTTGCTGAAGCCGATAGTGATGAAGCTGATGGTGAAACAAGGAGTCTGCTGACAATCAAGCCGGGACTCCGCCCGAAACTTCGAGAGGTTGAAAAGCAGGCCTGACAAATTATAGTCAGGAGATGAAATATTATGGATAGAAAGATATTCAACGGTAAGCGCCTGAAGAACGCAAGGCTGTTCAGAGGACTTACCCTTACTGAATTAGCGGAAAACACAGGGATCAGCAAACAATCGCTGTCCCTTTATGAAAATGAGAAGAACACTCCGGAACATGAAAGGGCGCGGGCTTTAGCCACATCTCTTAACTTCCCTTATGATTTCTTTTTCCAAAAGGACGCCTGGGAAACAGTAACGGATGTCACATACTTCCGTTCGCTTGCAAGCGCGACAAAAATGGATCGTACCGCACAGAGTATAAAGCTTGAATATGTGGCGAAAATCTACGAGGTGCTGCTGAATTATATTGATTTTCCAGCCCTCAATTTGCCTGAGGTATCCTTTGACGGCAGTGATGATGAGTTTGATGACAAGGGTATCGAGGATACCCAAGAGCAAATTGAATCAATCGCACAACGGGTCAGAGAGCTGTGGTGCGTTGGCGATGTTCCAATAAAAAATCTACAGTTTTTGCTTGAAAAGAACGGAATCATTGTAACCGGCTTCGATACAAAGGAAGATAAAATCGACGCATTCAGTCAGAGAACCATTGTTGGCAAAGGGGATAGATATTTTATCGCAGTTGCTCTTGGACAGCGACCGGAAGGCAGAATCCGTTTTGATATGGCACATGAGCTTGGACACATTTTGCTCCACCCTTGGAGCGAAAATCTTGAACTTATTACCAAGGAGGAGTTCAAGGCCCGTGAAAAACAGGCAAATATGTTTGCAAGCGCCTTGTTGCTTCCCGAAAGCAGCTTTGTCAAAGATGTGCAGGCATATCCCACCGACCTCAAATACTACCAGTTCCTTAAGAAAAAATGGAAAGTTTCCATTCAAGCGATGGCTTACAGAAGTAACCAGCTTGGCATTATAACCGATAACCAGTTCCAGTATATGATGCGCCAAATATCCAAAAACGGATGGCGCACTAAAGAACCAGGCGATGTTCCGCATTCTCTGAACGAAAATATTTTTCAAGGGGCTATGGATCTTCTTGCTGAAGAAAAGATACTCAACCCTGCAAACATTATCCGGACTTTAAAACAGTACGGTATTACACTGTACCGTCAAGATATCGAGGAACTGCTCCATCTGCGAGAGGGAACGCTTTATGTTGAGGAGAGCAAACCGCAAATCATACAGCTTAAACGCCCTGATGATACACATAGAGGCAACGAATAAAATGCAGCAAAACCGCCTCCTAAGATAAGTCTCAAGGTGTTTGAAGAATGGCTTGTAGCCACTCTTTCTTATAAACGACTTATTTTACAGGAGGCGTGTTTATGGGAATTACTTCATTCAGAGATGTCATCGAAGACGTGTACTACGATGGCATCTTTAATGCTTTATCTGAATATGTTGAAAGCAATCCGGGCAGATTGGATGTCAATTCGTACGTGGTGGAAAGACCTGACGAAGCTTCATTGGATGATGTCCGAATAAGGTCCATCAATATTACCGATTCAGAGGGGAACGGGATACTCTTTGATGTGGTCGTGGCTGCGGAAATTGAAGTCGCGGAAACAGTGCGAAGGAACCGTGAAACCGATGGGGTGGAGCAATGGTTCAGGATTTCCTGCTCTGCGGAACTGGAGGATGGGCTTAAGAATTTCGATATAACAGGAATACATATCTATAATAAATACAGGGACGGTAAAGAGACCCATCTGTCTGAATATCTAGTCCCCATCATCAGCAAGAATCAGTTTGATGATGCCGCGGAGAAATTCCTGAAGAAATATTACCCTGAAGCTTTATCAAAACCTATGGCGGTGCCGGCCCGTGAAATAGCCAGGAGGATGGGTCTCGATATCCAGGAAGTACATATTACAAAGTATTGCTCTATATTCGGACAGATGGTTTTCACTGACTGTGAACTACAGCATTACGACAGTGATGCAAATGCGTATAAGCCTTTGCCTGTGAAAAGAGGGACAATTCTAGTAGATCCCAATGTATTTTTCATGCGAAGCGTTGGATCAATGAACAATACCATCATACACGAGTGCGTCCACTGGGATCTCCACAAGAAGTTCTTTGAGTTGGAAAAGCTGTATAACAAAGACGCCAGATCCATCACTTGCCAGGTGCAGGAGGGAATCAGGCCTGAAAGAAACAGGACGCCATTGGATTGGATGGAGTGGCATGCCAACCATCTGGCTCCAAGAATACTGATGCCTGCAAAGCAGACATTGCAGAAAATCGAGGAGTTAATAGAAAAGAACAAACGGGTTCTTCAGACTGACAATATCGCTGACATAATGGAATCTGTAGTCTATGAGCTTTCCGAGTTCTTTGAGGTATCGAGAATTTCAGCCAAAATCCGGATGATCGACCTTGGGTATTCGGAAGCCATTGGCGTTTACACTTATATTGACGACCGGTATGTGGGGAATCATACATTTGAGAAATCGGTTCTGAAGCGCAACCAGACTTTTAGCATCGGCATACAGGATGCCCTGCATGAATATGCAATGAACCAGGAGTTCAGAAAAATTCTGGATTCCGGAAAATATATATATGTCGATGCCCACTTCTGCATCAATGACTCCAAGTATGTGCGGCTTAATGACGAGGATTTTGCTGAACTTACCGATTACGCCAGACAGCACATCGATGAATGCTGCCTGATTTTCGATGTGACTGCAAGGAAGAACGACAGGTATGGTGCCCAATACTATAAGGAAGCCGTGCTGTTTAGGGATGCGGTATCAGAGAAGATTGTCGAACTTAAATATAGCCAATCGGAAAAAAACAAGGCAACCGTGGAGAGAGCCGAGGAGTTAAGTAAAATCGGCGGCGAGGCAAAACAGATCGCCAGTATTGCAAGGGCCCTGCCGCCTACATTTGCAGATACCCTTGTAGCTCATATGAAGAGACAGAGATGTACAGTGGAGAAACTAGCTGAATATTCGCAAGTGGGGACGAAGACAATCCAGAGAATGAGAAATGAGGTTGACTATTCTACATCGCTCGGAAATGTCGTAGCTATCTGCATCGGATTGCAGCTGCACCCGATATTTAGCACGGATTTGGTAAGCAAGGCAGGATTCACATTCAAGCAATTCGATGAGGAGCATGTCATTTACCAGCTTTTGCTGAGCACCAAACATCAATGTTCCATATATGAATGCAATGAGATATTGAGGGCGAATAATTGTAATACAATAGGTAAAGAAGAATAAAAATCAAATAATTTCTAACGAGACCGGACATTTTTTGTCCGGTTATTTTTTTACCATAATTCCAAGGCTCCCTATAAACTGCGATATAAATTTGCAGCTTGTAAGGGGTCTTTTTTGCGTTAAAAACGGACTTTTCATGTCCGGGGCAAACCTGCGTTAGAGCAGTAGTATTAAGCCATGAGTTGGCCAACTCGTGGTATTTTTCTTTTCTTAAGTTTCGCTAAAAAGTTTTTCTTAATAGGAAAAGAGCCTGCCTATTTAACTTTTAGTATTAAGCCACAGAGCAAGGGGAAGGAGGTGAAGAAAGTGATGGGACCAAACGAGAGACGCCAAGAAATCATGGAAACACTCTGCCACAGAAGGCAGGAGACGATGGCAAATCTGGCGTTTGAGTTTGGAGTCAGTGTCCGGACCATAAGAAACGATATTGATCACCTGTCGCTTTCTTACCCAATTGAAACAATATGTGGACGTTATGGTGGAGGGGTCAAAGTTGCTGACGGTTTCTACATGAACAGCAAGTATCTGAAACCCGATCAGATGGAATTGCTGGAACGGCTCAGCGCGCAGCTCGCCGGCAATGACCTCGCCGTAATGAACAGTATTTTCAAAGATTTTGCTCTGAATCAATAGCGACGGGATAGACCCCGAATTTTGAAAGGATGGTGAATGCAATGAAAAAGGTTTTTGTATGTTCTCCCTACCGTGGAGATATCGAAAAGAACACCAAGAAGGCTGCGTATGCAGCAAAGGTTTTGTGTGGTTGCGGCTATATGCCAGTAGTGCCGCATCTCTATTTTCCTCAGTTCCTGGACGAGAATGACGAGTTTGAGAGAATCCGTGGTATTGAACTTGGCATCGAACTGATGAAGGGCTGTGATCAGATATGGTTGCTCGGACCAAGCATTACAAGCGGCATGGAATACGAACTTGAAGCCGCAAAGGAAATCCGCATCCCAGTAAGGATATACGATGAGCAATTGCGTCAGATAAACCCTAAAACCCTGATTCTTGATGATCGTGTGGATGACCACTTCCGCAGTATTGTCAAAGGTTTGAAATTTGAATGAAAGGATGGATTGCAATGAGTGAAATCTATTTAACTTTGGCTGACGGGTTCGAAAAACTTGCAGCCGGATATCGTGCCTTAGCAAGCTCTAATGAAGGACAGGCAGTGGCTCGGCCACCTGTGGCAGAATCCAAACAGGAACCGCAAATCAGTATCGAGACGGTTAGGGCCGTTCTTGCTGAGAAAAGCCAAAAAGGTAAAACCCGCGAAGTCAAGGCTCTTCTTATGAAATATGATGCTGGAAAACTCTCCGGTGTAAAGTCGGAAAATTATGCGGCTCTTCTCAAAGAAGCCGAGGTGCTTTAATGAGTGGACATGCAAGATTTTCTCCTTCATCGGCAAATCGCCGTTTGAACTGTCCTCCGTCTTTGGTGCTTGAGGAGCAGTTTGCAGAAGAAGAGTCCCAATATGCAGCAGAGGGTTCTGCCGGCCACGCACTGGCAGAGCATCTCATCAAAAAGCACCTTAAACAAAGAAGCAAACGCCCTGTTTCCGATTATTACTTGGACGAGCTGCTCGAAGCTGTAGATGAATATGTGTCTTATGTTATAGGCGAAATTGAGGAAGCCAAGCGTAGCTGTAACTGCCCAGTATTCACTGTTGAACAGCGCGTGGATGCTTCGGACTATGTGGATGAATGCTTCGGTACGGCGGATATGGTCATTGTTACCGATAAGGTAGCGCATATCATTGATCTCAAACTGGGCAAAGGTGTCCCAGTCTTTGCGGAGGAAAATCCGCAGCTGATGATTTACGGACTCGGCATCCTTGGTATGGCAGAAATGCTCTATGATGTGGAAACCGTCCGGCTTACCATCTTTCAGCCCCGTTTGAATAATTCAAGCACATGGGACATCGATCCAGAAGCCTTGAAGGCTTGGGGCGAGGATGTGTTAAAGCCCAGAGGTGCTATGGCACTAATGGGAGTAGGAGAATTCAATGCAGGCAGCTGGTGCCGCTTCTGCAAAGCAAGAAATCAGTGCCGTGCCAGAGCCGAAGAGTTTCTTGCCTTAGCTAAGATGGAGTTTCGTCAGCCCGCTCTGCTCTCGGATGATGAAATCGCAGAGGTGCTGAAGGTATCTGACGATCTGGCAAAATGGGCAGCAGATGTCTATGCCTTTGCCCAGGACCAGGCTATCGTCCACGGCAAAGAGTGGAACGGCTTTAAGCTGGTGGAAGGTCGCAGCAACCGCAAGTATACAAGCGAGGACGAGGTGGCAGAGGCCGCAACTACCGCCGGCTACACAGATATCTATAAACGCTCACTAATTACCATCACAGAGATGGAGCGACTTATGGGCAAACAGGAATTCACCCGTATTCTCGGACGCCTGGTGTACAAGCCTCAAGGCAAGATCACATTGGTGCCGGATTCAGATAAAAGAGAAGCAATCAATAAAACTACCGCTGCTGCGGAATTTCAGGAGGTTTCATTATGAACAAGAATACGTCTGCAACTAAAGTCATCGTACCATGCCGTTTTTCCTACCTTCACTGCTGGGAGCCAGACTCCGTAAACGGCGGCGATCCAAAGTACAGCGTTTCGGCCATTGTGCCAAAGAGCGATACCAAGACAGTTGAGGCCATCAAGGCCGCCATTGAACAGGCCAAGAAGGACTCTGCTTCCAAATGGGGCGGAAAAATTCCCGGCAATCTCAAGACTCCGCTCCGCGACGGCGACATCGACCGCCCGGATGATGAAGCGTATAAGGGCTGCTATTTCCTCAATGCCAACAGCCGACAGGCTCCCCAGGTGGTGGATGGTAAAGTACAGCCCATCCTTGATCAGAGTGAAGTGTACTCCGGTTGTTACGGTCGTGTCAGCGTAACCTTCTATGGTTACAATTCCAACGGCAATCGAGGCGTTGCGGCAGGACTTGGAAACATCCAGAAGCTCAAGGATGGCGAAGCCCTCGGAGGACGCTCAAGGGCAGCGGATGATTTTGGTACTGTGGAAGATGAGGATTTCCTGGCTTAACGCCGGAAAGGGGGCGGTGGGCAACTGCCGCCCTTTACATACGAGGAGCGGATACCATGAATTTATCAATAGACATCGAGACCTACTCGGATGTGGATTTAACGAAATCCGGGGTTTATGCATATTCGGACAGCCCCAACTTTACGGTTCTGCTGGTCGCCTACGCATTTGAGGATGAAGAAACGAAAATAGTGGACTTGGCATGTGGTGAAAAACTGCCGCAGGAGTTCCTTGATGCGCTCACCGATGAGAGCGTGATAAAGATAGCTTTTAACGCAGCGTTTGAACGAACCTGCCTTTCACGATACTTGGGAATATTTCTTTCCCCTGTTTCTTGGCAGTGTACGGCAGTGCAGTCGGCGATGCTTGCACTGCCACTGTCCCTTGAAGGTGTGGGCGGGGTTTTGGATATACAGCGAAAGAAACTGAAGGAGGGAACTGACTTGGTCAGGTATTTCTCCATTCCATGCAAACCAACCAAGGCAAACGGCGGCAGGACGAGGAACCTCCCTGAACACGCAGCGGAGAAGTGGGAACTATTTAAAACCTATTGCATCCGAGATGTGGATGCGGAACGAGAGATACGGTGGAAGCTCAGGAACTTCCCAATCCCCGGCAGCGAGATGGAACTCTACAGGCTCGACCAGGAAATCAACGACCGAGGCATTCTTGTTGACCGCGACCTGGTATCCCATGCCGTGGAGTGCGATCTACAGTATAAGGATACAGCAACTACAAGGGCCTATGAACTGACAGGACTTAATAACCCCAACTCCGTCACCCAAATCAGAAGTTGGCTTTCCGGTCAAGGGGTCGAGGTGGACAGCCTTGATAAGAAATCAGTCAAAGGACTTATGTCCGAAACGGACGGTGAAGTGTTGGAGGTTTTGAAGCTGAGGCTCCTCATGGCGAAGACCTCGGTCAAAAAGTATGAAGCCATCGAACGTTCCGTATGTTCAGACGGTAGGGTCCACGGTCTGCTCCAATTTTACGGGGCCAATCGCACCGGCCGGTGGGCGGGAAGGCTCGTCCAGGTTCATAACCTCCCGCAGAACCATCTGCCGGATTTAGCTCTTGCCAGGAAGCTTATAAAACAAGGCCGCTATGAGGATGTGGAATTGCTTTTTGATTCTACTCCCGGTGTATTGTCGGAACTGATCCGAACCGCTTTTGTACCAAAGCCTGGGACCCGGTTTATCGTGGCGGACTTTTCCGCAATTGAAGCGAGAGTACTTGCCTGGTTTTCCGGCGAGAAATGGCGGCTTGATGTGTTCGACAGCCACGGCAAGATTTACGAAGCATCGGCATCGGCCATGTTCGGTGTTCCTATTGAGGAGATTACCAAAGGCAGCCCGCTTCGGCAGAAGGGCAAGATTGCTGAACTGGCTTTGGGTTACGGCGGATCAGTAGGAGCTTTGACATCAATGGGTGCTTTGGAAATGGGGCTGACCAAAGAAGAACTGCCCGTACTTGTCAATCAGTGGAGAAGTGCTAATCCCCATATTACGAAGTTCTGGTGGGATGTGGATGCAGCCGCCACCACGGTGGTTCGAGAAAAGAGGGACATGGTGGTCGGCAAGGTGTGTTTTTTCTACAAGTCCGGCATCCTGTTCGTCACACTGCCCTCCGGCAGAAAGTTGTCCTATATCAAGCCGAGACTCGAAATCAACAAGTTCGGTCGGGAGGGTTTGACCTATGAAGGGATTGGCGAAAGCAAGAAGTGGCTGCGTATCGAAACCTACGGCCCGAAGCTGGTCGAGAACATTGTCCAGGCAACGAGCCGTGACCTTTTGGCACTTGCCATGCTCCGGCTCCGCAACAGTGGCTTTGAAATTGTGATGCACATTCATGATGAAGCTGTGCTGGAGGTGCCGGAGGACTACTCAAGTGTTGAAGAGATATGCAGGATAATGTCGGTCGCTCCCGACTGGGCGGCAGGATTGCCGCTTAGAGCGGATGGTTACGAATGTGATTTTTATAAAAAAGATTAGGAGGATCAAGGATTATGAGTAATATTAGGATTTTCAAAAATAACGAGTTTGGTGAAATTAGAACTCTGGAACAAGGCGATAAGCCACTATTCTGTGGTAGCGATGTGGCAAAGGCACTTGGATATGTAATCCCAAGCAAGGCAATCAATACCCATTGCAAAGGGGTTTCCAAGATGGAAGTACCTACGAATGGAGGCATACAGCAAATGCTCTTCATTACCGAGGGTGATATTTACCGTTTGATTGTAAATAGCAAATTGCCATCTGCAGAAAAGTTTGAACGTTGGGTTTTTGATGATGTTCTTCCAACTGTCAGACAGCACGGTCTTTATGCCAAAGAGGAGCTGCTGAATGATCCTGACCTATTTATATCCGCACTTCAGAAATTGAAGGCCGAAAAAGAGAGGAGCAAGTTTTTAGAGTTGGAGAATGCGCAAAGCAGGCAGATAATTTGTGAACTGCAGCCGAAAGCCAGCTACTACGATTTGATTCTACAGAATAAGAGCGTTATCCCTGTCAGCCAGATTGCGAAAGATTATGGAATGTCCGGAAAGGCCTTCAATAAAATGCTTCACGATCTGGGCGTTCAGTTCAAACAGTGTAACACATGGCTCTTATATCAGTGTTACGCAGACCAAGGTTACACCCAGTCAAAAACATATGCGATTGATGCTGAAAGAAGTGCGATGCATACCTACTGGACGCAAAAGGGCAGATTGTTCCTTTATGACTTGCTTAAAAATGAATGCAGTCTGTTGCCGGTCATTGAACGCAGGCTAAGCGCATAGGGAGGTGTTTGGCTTTGGGAATCAACAAATACAATGCGGAAGGTTACTATGATCCAACCGCATACGAAGGCCTCCGTAATGCAGAAGCGGAGGCCAGAAAACTAAAGATTAATTATCCCACAGGATATATGGAACTGAACCTTGATTGCTTTTTTCCCTGTCCTCTGGACAAAGCTAGGAAGATCTTTTTACTCATTCACAAATATTCATCGGAAGCGGATAAGGACAGACTGATTGTTTTCCTTCATGGTTTGGAGAGTAGATATTTTGCACAGATGCAGAAGTGTGCCGATAAGGCAACATCCTATCCGGCGAAATCAGAGGAGTGCCGCGAGTACACTTCAAGGTTTAAGGAAGCAAGGCGGCTCCGTCAGCGAACCGCAAGAAATATAGAGCTCTTTACCGCAGGGAGGGAAGGCAAATGGAAATAAGGCTTTGTACGGGCAATTCCCGTATGGACAAACGCTGGAATCTGACGGAGATGGAGCTGGAGGATTTCCGTGACCGCATATCTACTACGCACAGAACCGCCGAGACGATGGAGCAGTACAAGAAACTCAGCAAGGCCAAGCAGGATGAGATCAAGGATGTGGGAGGCTTCGTACTTGGAACGCTGAAAGGCAGCAGACGAAAAAAAGACTGTGTCCTGACCCGCTCAGGGTTATGCCTGGATATGGACTATGCACTGCCAGACACCATCGAACAGATCGAGATGTTCTTTTCCTTCAAGTGCTATTTCTACGCCACCCATAAGCACACGCCGGAGAAGCCGCGCCTACGCCTTATTATCCCACTAGCCCGAGAGGTATCGCCAGATGAGTACTCTGCGGTAGCAAGAAAGATTGCGGAGGAAATCGGTATTGAACTTTTTGACGATACCACCTACGAACCGAGCCGGCTGATGTACTGGCCGTCTACCTCCGCTGACGGGGAGTTCGTGTTTCGTGAGATTGACGGTGCTCTTCTCGATCCAGATGCAGTCCTTGCCAAATATAAGGACTGGCACAATTCAGCTGAATGGCCTGTTTCCAAACGGCAGCAGACTGTGGTGCAGCGTGAAGTGAAGAAACAGGCTGACCCGCTGGAAAAGCCCGGAATGGTGGGAGCGTTCTGTCGCACGTACTTCGTGACGGATGCCATTGATACTTTCCTTGCTGATATATACCGCAAGAGTGCAATGACCGGTCGCTACGATTATATCCCTGCTGACTCCCAGGCGGGTGTGGTCATCTATGAAGATAAATACGCATACAGCCACCATGCCACCGATCCCGCTTGCGGGCATCTCATGAATGCCTTTGATGTGGTGCGCATCCATAAGTTCGGCGGTCTGGATACCAAAGCGGACGAGGATACAGAGCCGTCCAAGCTGCCGTCCTTCAAGGCCATGCAGGAGTTTGCCGTTGCCGATGAGCAGGTGAAGATCCGCCTTGCCAAAGAGCGTGAGAGTCAGGCTATGGCTGAATTCGATGCGGTGGACGAGGATAACTGGCAGACCATTCTGGAGCTGGACAAACAGGGGAGGGTCAAGGATACCCTTACCAATATCGCCAACATCATTCGCTATGACAGTAACCTAAAATCAATAGTCTACAACGAGTTCAAAAGTATGCTTGATGTGGTGGGAGAATTGCCCTGGAATCAGGTGCGCCCCGGTTGGGGTGATGCCGACCTTGCCTGTGCAAAGCTGTACTTTGAGCGGGTGTACGGGATCTGGTCACCAACCAAGTTCAAGGATGCGCTCTTGGCAGTGGTATCTGCAGAACGCACCTATCATCCGATTAAGGAATACTTGGCAACACTCAGATGGGACGGCGAGGAACGTATCGACACGCTGCTCATTGACTACCTCGGCGCGGACGATACCGCCTTCGTCAGAGCCGTTACCAGAAAGACCCTCTGTGCCGCTGTTGCCCGTGTATATGAACCTGGTATCAAGTACGACTCTATCCTTGTCCTTAATGGCCCGCAGGGCGTTGGCAAGTCCACCCTTTTTGCCTTGCTTGGCAGACAGTGGTACTCGGACAGTCTGTCCATCTCGGATATGAAGGACAAGACAGCTGCCGAGAAACTACAAGGCTACTGGATCCTGGAACTGGGCGAACTGGCCGGCATTAAGAAGGTGGATGTGGAAACAGTCAAATCCTTCATCAGCCGCACAGATGATAAATTCCGTCAGTCCTACGGTGTCAATGTGGAAAGCCATCCGAGAACCAACATCATCGTGGGTTCAACAAACGCTGAGAGCGGCTTTCTCCGCGACATCACAGGCAACCGCCGTTTTTGGCCTGTACATGTTACGGGCAAGGCAAAGTACAATGCATGGGATTTGACCGAGGTCGACCAGATTTGGGCGGAGGCCATCGTGAAGTACCGTGCCGGAGAGGAACTGTTCCTTAAAGGCGAAGTGGCAACGCAAGCATATGTTGCTCAGCAACAGGCAATGGAATCCGATGACCGTGAGGGGATCATCAGCGATTACCTAGACCATCTGCTGCCGGAAAACTGGGATGGCTTGGATCTTTATCAGAGAAGAAGTTTCCTGGGCGGTAGCGAGTTTGACGGTGCAACCGCAACAGGGAGTGTCAGGCGCGACAAGGTATGCGTGATGGAAATCTGGTGTGAGTGTTTCGGCAAGGAGCGTCAGAACCTCAAGCGCACCGACTCTTATGAAATTGAAGGTATTTTGACTCGTATCGGGGAGTGGCGGAAACTGACCTCCAACAAAACCGGAAAGACTTATTACCCCCTTTATGGTCCGCAGAAAACCTTTGTCCGTGAAAAGCAAGGCATAAAATCGGAGAGTTAGGCACATGCCTATCGTTCCGTAGAAACTAACGGCACAGAGATAGGCATAGACCAAAACGATAGTAAAACAGGGTGGCCTGCAAGCTTTGTGCCTATCGTGCCTATAAAAAACCATAATGAGCAATAAAAATATATGAAATATAAGGAATAGGCACATGTAAGTACGTGTACACGCGTATAGAAGTTTTTGGCTTAGGCACGGAACATCGGCACAAGTGCTGAGAGGAGATGGTCTTTTGCGAGAAAGTGTAATAGAAAGAAATTTGGTCACCGAGGTAAAAAAGCGTGGAGGGCTTGCTGTCAAATTCGTATCGCCCGGTCTTGATGGAGTGCCGGACCGTCTTGTTCTATTCCCAGGCGGCAAGATGGCTTTCGTGGAACTGAAAGCCCCCGGTAAGAACATGCGGCCTATACAGGAGAAACGGGCAAGGCAGCTAACCGCTTTAGGTTTTCGGGTCTACTGTGTGGACAACAAAGAAATGATTGGAGGTGTGCTTGATGAAATACAAACCGCATAGCTATCAGGAATATGCAAAAGAGTTCATACTGGCACACCCGCTCTGCTGCCTTATGCTCGATATGGGACTCGGTAAGACAATTATCACGCTTTCGGCATTATGGTTGCTTGCTTTGGATAACTTTGACATCGGTAAGATTCTCGTCGTCGCTCCCAAGCGAGTAGCTGAAGATACTTGGCCAAAGGAGATGGCAAAGTGGGAGCATCTGACAGGACTTACATTCTCTTTGGTGCTTGGCAGCCAGAAACAGAGAGAGGAAGCCCTTAATAAACGCGCTTTTGTTTATATCATCAACCGGGAGAATGTATCGTGGCTTATTGAAAACGGCCAATGGGATTTTGACACCGTGGTCATTGATGAGTTGTCCAGCTTCAAATCCAATAAGGCACAGCGGTTCAAAACCTTGAAGAAAGTCCGTCCGAAAGTGCAGAGGGTCATAGGGCTTACCGGCACTCCGGCACCGAACTCGCTCCTTGACCTTTGGCCGCAGATGTATCTGTTGGATATGGGGCAGAGGCTCGGGCGCTTCATCGGCGGCTACCGTGACAGGTTCTTTAAGCCGGATAAGCGCAACCGTGAAATTATCTATTCCTACAAACCCCGTGACGGTGCGGAGGAAGCTATTTATGAACTGATTTCCGATATCTGCATTTCCATGAAAGCAGTGGACTTTCTTGATATGCCGGAGAAGGTGTATAACCGCATTGAGGTTTCGATGGAGAAGAAGGAGCAACAGCTTTACGACCGTTTTCAAAAGGATATGGTTCTTTCCCTTGGTGGCGAGGAGGTTGACGCCATCAATGCTGCCGGCCTTTCAAACAAATTGCTGCAGATGGCAAATGGTGCGGTCTACGGCGAGGAGAAAAAAGTCCTCCACATCCACGATAGAAAACTGGATGCCTTGGAGGATCTGATTGAAGCCGCTAACGGCAAGCCGATCCTTGTAGCTTACTGGTATAAGCACGACCTTTACAGAATTCGTGAGCGGTTCGATGTACGAACAATTGATACCCCAGAGGATATTGACGACTGGAATGCCGGAAAAATACCTGTGGCTCTGATCCATCCGGCTTCGGCGGGTCACGGTTTGAACCTCCAAGAAGGCGGCTCCACCGTAGTATGGTTTGGGCTAACATGGTCTTTGGAACTGTATCAGCAGTTGAACGCAAGGCTCTGGCGGCAAGGACAAAAGAATACTGTGGTAATTCAACATATCGTTACTCGCAGTACGCATGATGAAGATGTGATGAAAGCGCTGGAAAGAAAGGATATGCGGCAGTCAGCTTTGATTGCAGCGGTCAAAGCCAGGATTGGAGGTGCGTCATGAACGAAAGGATAGAGAAAATAATGCAGAATTACTCGCAGCTGGTGATGGAACGGACTTGCTTAGAAAATCAGATACTGAACTTTAAAGGCATCACCGAAACTGAAATGATAGAGTCCATGTATTTTACGCAGCCGGAGGGTGAGCGAGTTCAGGCTAGTGGTGTTTCCGATAAGACTGCCCGTATTACCATAACATACAAGAACAAGATGGAACGTATCAATTGTGAGTGGCAGGAGCATTTGGAGAAGAAACATTCTATCCTTGCAGAAGAACTGATCTTTTTCGAGTCAGCTGTTCTTTCCTTGAGCGGCATTCTCCCCGATTTTATTTCCGATATGGTCATCGAAGGCCTTACCTGGGACGACCTAGCTGACAAATACCATGTCAGCCGGACGATGGTGGCAAAGTATCGCAAGAAGGCAATCCGTGAACTGGAAACCCTATACGCCATTCACGACCAGGAAATGGCAGACTATATTTTGAGTTGAGGTGAATGCAATGTGTAAAAGAGGAGACATTTATTTCGTGGATTTCGGAAAGAACATAGACACGAGAAAACAGTGCGGAATCCGTCCTGTGGTCGTGGTTAGTAATAATAAGGCAAATGCCTATTCGCCTGTTATCACCGTTGTGCCGCTCACTTCCAAAATCCACAAGAAACGATTTCTGCCAACCCATGTGTATATTCCCATATCCGCCGGATGCGGACTGAGCCGTAGAAGCCTGGCTCTTGCCGAACAGGTGGAAGCCATCGACAAAGACCGTCTTCTTGAAAAAAAGGGGTATATTGTTAGCGATGTTATTATGGGTAGAATCACAAAGGCGATACAGATACAAATCGGGGTGTTTGAGGAGTATAATTGATAAGTAGTAGTCGGCTTTGATGGTCAGTTTATCTTTACTGTGAAAGAAGTGATAGCACGATGGAAAAGGATCTATTGTATTTTATACAAAAGATAGTGGAGCTAGATTCTTTTTGGAAAGTAAATTACTATATGCGTTGTATGAAGAAAATGCCACACGGTGGTATTGGTCATGTTTTTTCGCCAAATTATTACTTAAAGCAACGACCTGCTGATACACTCGAATTGTTTTGTCACCATCATGAGGAAGTTCCCATATTTTTTCGTCAGCTTGTTGATGACATATTAGTTTTGTGGGATGAATGTTCTGTTGACATTGAAGAGTTATTAAAGTTGTGTTTTGCCAATAAAAGCTTTTGGTATGCTGGGTTTAGAGTTTTGAAACCGAAGAAGGACAAACAGGAAGGCCATCCCGTTTTATGGGATGTTGTCGATTATAATTTGCGATTCCAGGACTATTTTGAAGTAGATAATATGGAACTTATTCTTTATGCCTTCGCGGGTTACCTAATCCAAGAGAATATGTTTCCAATAAATTCTATAGATGAGATTATTGAACATGAGCAATTATTAGAGAATCATAATAAATATGGACTTAATCTTCTAGTAGATGGTGTTAAGTATAGTCGTCAAGGTTTTGCTATGAATGGGACGTATTATCTTTACAATGTTTTTATAGATACAAGTATCGGCCGCTTTGTTGCAAACGCTCCTCTTACATTAGGAATCCTACAAATGATACCAAACGCACAAATATATATGAGATGCGATAACATCCTAGCTGTTCCAGAAGGTCAACAAATATGTACAGCCACAATGGACTTTCAAAAATTCAGAGGTATTACCTTGGTATGGACGGATATTGAGGACTTGGTTTTCGAAAAGGAACTTGTGGTACATTTTCATCCGGAGACTTTAAACAAACTTCTTCTAATTATAAAAAAGGATACTGAACCAGATGGTACAAACTGTTATCATATCGAAATTGAAGAGCTGTGGAATGCTGATAAAGTCCATGATGATATAATTGTTGTAAATTACATTCACGCAAAATATCTTCCTGGCGTCAAGGCTTTTAATCATATTGACTTTTCTGTAAATCAGTATAAAGCTGAAATTTACCGGTTAAAGTATAACGATGTTGTTAATGACAGCAACGTGCCAATCGACAAATATGCAGATGAACACTATAAGGTATGGTGTGTTGAGAGTGATAAAATTGAGGTTGGTATATGGAGTGCTTTGGTTTCAGCTACTTTGGACAAACCTTTTAGGGAGCTGTTTTGTGAAATGTTTCCATCAGCAATTGAGACTGATAGCATCCTTAATAAGAATTAAAAGAGTGTACTAAAGGTGTACTGCTTTTTCATTTTGCCCGCGCTATACTTATAATTGCCAGGAAAGCATACAGAGTCTGGGTTCTCCCCCAGGCTCTTTTTCTTTGGCCGGATGCGTCTTTCATCCTTTCACGCATCCGTACATATGAAAGGAGAAAACAATTATGCCGAAAAGACCGAACATCCCATGCAAGCATCCCGGCTGTGCAAGGCTTATTTCTTACGGTTCACAGTATTGTGAAGAACACGCAACGATACACCGGCACGATGTGAAAGGAACGAGGGAAAAAGGATATAACAGTCGCTGGCGTGGGGTAAGAGCAAGGTTCTTAAAAGCACATCCATTGTGCGCGAAGTGCCTTGAAAACGGGCGGCTTGAGAAAGCCACGGTGGTGGACCACATTGTTCCCCATCGAGGCGACCGTAAACTATTCTGGGATGAAAGCAACTGGCAAGCGCTTTGCAAGTCGTGTCACGATACAAAAACAATGACCGAGGACCGGTACCAGGAATTCAAGTACTAACCCCCAGGGGCGGTCTGAATCTCTGTGAGCCGCCCGCGTCAAGAACGCCGCCCCCCCTCGCGTGAAAAATCGCAGAATTAACAAGGGGGGATACCCCAAAAGCCTTAGAATACCCTCGTAAATTCATAGGAAATAGCGAAAGTGACCTGAAATAAAGGTTTTCCCCTTTTATCTTCCTCGCCGCTTTCGTCAAATTATTACCCAAAAGACTGTAAAATACTTGCTCAAACGCAGGGTTTCACGGTCTTTTTTTATACAAAATTTTAGCGAAAGGATGTGAAGCAATGACGGATTTCCAAACAAAGCAAATACGAGAACTGCGCATGAGAGGCGTCGGATACCGGGCCATTGCTTCGGTGGTCGGGCTTTCCCGTGATGTAGTTCGCAACTACTGCAAAAGTCACAGCCTATATGGCTATGCCACGGAGTTTACCATGAATATGAAAGAACAGATGCAGCAGGGCAAAGCCTGTCTGTGCTGCGGCAAAGATATCAAGCAACCAAATACGGGTCGGAAGCGTAAGTTTTGCTCGGACAAATGCAGACGGGAATGGTGGGCAGCCCACCCAGATGTCGTGCAGAAAAAGGAAACGGCATTCTATAAAAAGGCTTGTATCTACTGCGGTAAACCCTTCACCGTTTACGGAAACAAGAACAGAAAATATTGCAGCCACGAATGTTATGTACATGACAGATTCTGGCGAGCGGAAGAGGGCAGAGAGACTTATGTAAGTCCTGCCCGGTGTGAGGAGGTAAATTATGAGTGAAATGAATTGGCAATCACTGTCGGTGGATATTCTCCATCCGGCTGCATACAATCCCCGCAAGAAACTGAAGGCGGGAGATAAGGAATACGAAAAAATCAAAAATTCCATTTTGGAGTTCGGATATGTGGAACCCATAATCGTCAATTACGATATGACGGTCATTGGCGGCCACCAAAGGCTGACAGTCTTGAAAGATCTGGGATATAGCGAGGTGCAGTGTGTTGTCGTGCATATCGAGGATGAGAACAAGGTCAAGGCTCTTAACATTGCCCTCAATAAAATCACGGGAGCCTGGAACGAGCAGCTTCTTGCTGATCTTATCGTAGATTTGCAGACAGCAAACTTTAATGTGGATTTGACAGGCTTTGAGCTGCCTGAAATCGACCAGTTGTTTTCCAAGGTCCATAACAAGGAAATCAAGGAGGATGACTTCGATGTAGAAGCGGCTTTGAAAAAGCCTACCGTGACAAAGAGTGGTGACATTTGGCTTCTTGGAAAGCACCGACTCATCTGCGGCGATTCTACCTTGCCGGCAACCTACTCTGCTCTGATGGATGGTAGAAAAGCAAACCTTGTGGTTACCGACCCACCATACAACGTAAATGTTGAGGAAACAGCCGGAAAAATTAAAAACGATAATATGCCCGATGCAGACTTTTATAAATTTCTCTTTTCAGCCTTCGTCAATATGGAGCAGAACATGGAGAATGACGCATCCATCTACATATTCCATGCAGATACCCAGGGGCTCAATTTCCGCAAATCATTTACCGATGCCGGTTTCTATCTTTCCGGATGCTGCATTTGGAAGAAAAATGCATTGGTTCTTGGACGGTCCCCATACCAGTGGCAGCATGAGCCCTGTTTGTTTGGATGGAAGAGAGGCGGCAAGCATCAGTGGTATTCCGACCGAAAGCAGACTACCATATGGGAATATGACAGACCGAAGGCCTCAAAAGAGCATCCGACGATGAAGCCCGTGGCTTTGATGGCTTATCCTATTCAAAACTCATGCATGAGCAATTGTATCGTGCTTGACCCCTTCCTTGGCAGCGGCTCTACGATGATCGCCTGCGAGCAGACGGGACGTATCTGCTACGGCATTGAGTTGGATGAGAAGTTTGCGGATGTTATTGTTAACCGCTTTGTGGAACAGACCGGAAACAGTGAAAGTGTGTTTTTACTGCGTGATGGATCTCAAATCCCTTATGATAAGGTTCCACGCCCGGCAGCGGACACAACAGAAAATATAGAAATATGAGGTCTGGATTGTCTTGACTTATGTGCCTTTCAGAGTGATGTATGTAGTACCAAAAAATAAAGGAGGCTCAGCACATGATTATCAAGACAAATACGGATAACCGAAAAGCACTGGTCAAGGCAATCAGCGAGTTCACGGGCGAGGAGCAAAGCTACCTCGGCCTGCCAAGCTATGCATATCGAGTCGGCGAATTCACCATTGACCGCGATGGTGCGATAACCTGTGAAACCGATGATGGTTATAAGAAGTTGAAAGAGCATTTAATAGAACTTGGCTATCTTGAGTCTGAAGTTGAAGAATTGAATATCAGCATTTCCACCGACGGAATGGATATGAACACCCTTCGCAACCTGGTCTTTATGCTTCACAGCAAGCAATACCTTTTGAACCGGGTGGTGGGGCGCAACAGTTTTTCTGTCAGCGAGGACTTGATTAAAGCGCTTGAAACGAACCCGCCTGAAACTAAAGAAGCGTTACTCGCTCTCTGTGGGGCGGACAGCGGTGAAGCAACAATCCAGGGCATGGCTTTTGATGAGGAGACGGTTATCTTCACATTTCCTTTTTCGGACAAACCCGACAAGAACAGAGCCTATGCGGAACTGGCGGCCTTCATGATGGCACAGGCAAGGGAAGCAAAGCGGGTAAGTGCCAAGGAACAGAAACCTGAAAACGAAAAATACTACCTTCGCAGTTGGCTTTTGCGTTTGGGGCTTTCGGGCGAAGGCGGCAAGGCTTCAAGAAAAGCGCTTCTTGCGGGCCTCAAGGGCCACACAGCCTTCAGAACTCCCGCTGATGAGGAGAAGCATAAAAAAGCTCGTCTGCTTGCGGAAAAGGCACGCATGCAGGAATAGGAGGATTCAATAATGAAAGCACTGTTCGGAAGAAAAATGGTCGATATCGAAGAACTAAGGGATGCAACCAGAAATGCTAAAAAAGAAGGATTTGTTGGATCGGCTTATAGGGTTACTAAAGAGGTCGCACTTAGTGACATCGATTTTAAAGAATTTACAAAGGACTTTCTTAAGGACCAGCCTTGGATTGATAAAGACGATGGCGGTTCAAATCCAAGCGGTGAAATCCGGTGTATTAGAGTGCTCAACCTTCAAACGGGAGCGCGGATTTTGGTAAACAGTGAAGGTTACGATTATCCGCGGTATACAGCAATAGAAGAATAAGAGAAGCAAACTGCATACGGCTTTCAGCCTGAAAAATAGTTGTGTTTATTCAAAAATAGTACTGGATATTATGTGCTTTTAGAGTGATATATAGTACTACCAAAAGGAAAGAAACACACATTTTGAAAGGATGAAAACAGATGAAAACGCAGAAATTCGGGATTGAAATCGAAATGACAGGCATCACGAGAGAGCAAGCGGCCAAGGTTATAGCAGCCTACTTCCAAACAGGCGAAACCAATTACGTTGGTGGCACCTACCGCACCTACGAAGCAAAAGACACCAAGGGCAGAACATGGAAAGCCATGTACGACTCAAGCATTGTTGCCGAAAAGAAGGTCGGCGGCTCAATAACCTCCGCAGGAGATGAATACAAGACCGAGGTGGTCAGCCCCATCCTGACCTACGATGACATTGCGGATTTACAGGAACTGGTCAGACAGCTTCGGCACAAAGGCGCGATTGTGAACACCTCCTGCGGAATCCATGTTCATGTCGGGGCAGAGAGATTCACACCGCAGACCCTCCTGAATATCGTCAATATCATCGCAAGCAAAGAGGACATCCTTTACAAAGCCCTTCAGATAGACCCAAGAAGCCTTCGTTACTGCAAAAAGACCAACGAGGAACTGCTTGAAACCATCAACCGCCGGAAGCCCCAGACAATGGCAGAACTTGCGGACATCTGGTACGCAGAAGACCCTTATGGCAGAGACCGCCATTACAACAACACCCGCTATCACGGCTTGAACCTCCATGCCACCTTTACCAAAGGCACGGTCGAGTTCAGACTTTTCAACTCCACCACCCACGCAGGAGAGATTAAAGCCTACATACAGTTCTGCCTGGCGGTTTGCCACCAAGCCTTGAAACAGAAGAAGGCTTCCGCAAGAAGAACGGTCACCGATAACGAAAAGTACGCCTTCCGATGCTGGATGCTCCGCTTGGGACTTATCGGGGGTGAGTTCAAGACCTGCAGATTGCACTTTCTCAAGCACCTTGAAGGCAACTCGGCTTGGAGACAAGTTGCTTGAAGGAATTAGCCACAGGCACACCAAGGGCGGCGCGACCGCCTATTAGGTGGTGAAAGGGAAAATGACTTTCGGAAAGGATGGATTAAATAATGAAAACAAAACTCTACATCGCATACGGCAGCAACATGGATATACGCCAGATGGCTTTCCGCTGTCCAACGGCGAAGCTCATATGCACAACGGAAGTGGAAGGCTACCGGCTGCTCTTTCGGGGTTCGCAGACAGGGGCTTACGCCACTATTGAAACGGCGGACGGCTACAAGGTTCCGGTTATCGTCTGGGAAATCGGCGAGACAGATGAAATGAACCTTGACCGCTATGAGGGTTTTCCAACCTTCTATTACAAAAAAGACCTGACCGTTTCCGTAAATGGCAAGCGGGAAACGGCTATGGCCTACATCATGGATGAACGCAGAGCCCTTAACGAGCCCAGCTACCGATATTACAAGGTGATCGAGGACGCCTACTCCGAGTTTCATTTGGATATAAACATTCTGGAAAAGGCCCTTGAGGACACCATTGCGGAGGGGGACGGCGATGTTTATTAAGAGAGAAATAGTCGAACGTCTACGCAAACAATACCCCGCTGGCACCAGAGTGGAACTTATCCGTATGGAGGATGAACAAGCGCCGCCCATCGGTACTCGAGGCACGGTGGTTGGTGTGGACGATATTGGAAGCATAATGGTCGCTTGGGATAGCGGCGGCAGCCTGAACGTGGTCTACGGTGAGGATTGTTGTCGAAAGATCGATAAATAACGCTGTCCCTATTATCTAGAAAAGACTTCTTCGGAGGTCTTTTTTTCATGCCATTAAAGCCAATGAGAGGAGGTGGGACTTATGGCACAGAGAGGAAGAAAACCAAAACCTACCGCCCTTAAGGAGCTGGAAGGAAACCCTGGCGGCCGGCAGCTGAACCAAAATGAGCCAAAACCCAATAAAAAAGCCCCACGCTGCCCTTCCTGGCTTGAAGAGGAAGCCAAAAAAGAATGGAAGCGCATGGGCAAGATTTTAGAACGGATAGGGCTTCTGACCGAAATGGATATGGCGGCCTTTGCGGGTTACTGCCAGGCGTATGCCCGTTGGAAGGAAGCCGAGGAATTCATCACCCAGCACGGCGCGATGATCCGCACCCCAAACGGCTATCTGCAACAGGTGCCACAGGTATCCATTGCCCAGACCAACCTGAAAATCATGCTAAAGTTCTGTGAACAGTTCGGTCTGACACCGTCGGCAAGGAGCCGGATCATAGCTGGTGAAGGTTCTCTTGACCCAACCGATGAGATGGAACAGCTGCTTGAAGGTAGTTAATGATGCCATACCAATACACACCTTCACCTTTCATGCTTGAGACTTCCCGCTACGATAAGGCGAAAGCAGACCGAGCGGTTGCCTTTATTGAAAACCTCCGCCACACCAAAGGGAAGTGGGCGGGAAAGAAATTTCTGCTGCTGCCCTGGCAGGAACAGATTGTCCGGGATCTATTCGGGATTGTCGGAGAGAATGGCAAACGGCAGTTTCTTACCGCCTATATTGAGATACCGAAAAAACAGGGCAAGTCGGAACTCGCAGCCGCCATTGCCCTTTACCTTTTATATGCCGACAACGAACCTAGTGCCGAGGTATACGGTGCCGCTTGTGACAGGTCGCAGGCTTCCATCGTGTTCGATGTGGCCAAGCAGATGGTGCAAATGTCACCGGCTCTTTTGAAGCGGTCGAAGATTACCGCCGCCACCAAGCGGATTGTAAACTATTCCAATGCAGGATTCTACCAGGTGCTTTCGGCAGAGACCGGAACCAAGCACGGGCTTAACGTATCCGGCCTTGTCTTTGACGAAATCCACGCCCAACCGAACCGCAAACTGTATGATGTTCTGACCAAAGGCTCCGGGGATGCCCGTGAACAACCGTTGTTCTTCATTATCACCACAGCTGGTTCGGACAAAAACAGCATCTGCTATGAGTTGCATGCCAAAGCTATGGACCTCAAGACTGGCCGAAAACAGGACAACACCTTTTATCCTGTTGTATATGGGCTGACCGAACAGGACGATTGGAATGATGAAGCCAACTGGTACAAGGCAAACCCGTCTCTCGGACACACCATCTCCATTGACCGTGTCCGTGAAGCGTATAAGAACGCGCTGGAAAACCCTGCGGAGGAGAATGTGTTCAAGCAGCTCCGTCTTAACATTTGGACCTCGGCAACGGTGTGCTGGATACCGGAGCACATCTACGAGCGGGGCAATCTTCTCATTGATATCGATGACCTTAACGGCAGAGAATGTTATGGAGGGCTTGACCTATCCAGCACATCGGATATCACCGCTTTCGTCCTGGTGTTCCCGCCGCGCATGGAGGATGAGAAGTACATAGTGCTTCCATTCTTCTGGTTGCCGGAGGATACTTTGGAACTGAGGTGCCGCCGTGACCATGTGCTTTACGATGTGTGGAAGCTTCAAGGCTACCTCCAAACCACCGAAGGCAATGTCGTCCACTATGGTTTTATTGAGAAGTTCATAGAGGGATTGGGAGAAAAATACCACATCAAGGAAATTGCCTTTGACCGTTGGAATGCCACGCAGATGGTGCAGAATCTTGAGGGCATGGGATTTACGGTCGTACCTTTTGGCCAGGGCTATAAGGATATGTCCCCGCCGAGCAAAGAACTCTACAAACTGCTGATGGCGGGTAATATCAAGCACGGCGGCAACCCTGTTCTAAAGTGGATGGCGCAAAACGTGGTTATGCGTCAGGACCCTGCCGGAAACATCAAGCCGGACAAGGAAAAGTCTGTAGAAAAGATAGACGGCATTGTCGCCACCATTATGGCGATTGACCGTTGCATTAGAAATAAAAGCGATGATTCCAGCGTGTATGACGAGAGAGGTATTTTGTTTCTATAATTTATTACGCCTATGGTCGGAGGTGACTCATGAAAATACCATTTTTATCAAGAATATTTCAAACGCGGGCCAGCCCGAAAAACAGCTTCTGGGGCAGTGCCTACAGTTTTTTCTTCGGCACAAGCTCCAGCGGCAAGGCGGTCAATGAGCGGACGGCGCTACAGACAACAGCGGTCTATGCCTGCGTCAGGATACTGGCCGAAACCATAGCTTCGCTGCCAACGCACACCTACCGGTATGCACCCAATGGCAAAGAAAAGGCAACAGATCATCCCATATACTACCTGCTCCATAGCGAGCCAAATCCGGAGATGACTTCATTTGTGTTTCGAGAAACACTGATGGGTCATCTTTTATTATGGGGCAATGCCTATGCCCAGATCATCCGCGATGGGCGGGGCAAAGCAGTAGCCTTGTACCCGCTCTTGCCCAATAAAATGACCGTCAACCGGACAGATCAGGGTATTCTGTACTACCAATATGAAAAAGACGGACAATCCTATTTCCTTAGGAATTACGAAGTTCTCCACATTCCCGGCCTTGGCTTTGACGGCCTGATCGGGTATTCGCCCATTGCCATGGCCAAAAACGCCATCGGTATGGCAATCGCCACAGAGGAATATGGGGCTAAGTTCTTCGCCAACGGAGCGAATCCCGGTGGTGTCTTAGAGCATCCAGGGGTAGTCAAAGATCCGGCGCGAATCAGGGAAAGCTGGAACGCCGTGTACCAGGGCAGCGGCAACGCTCACCGGGTAGCGGTGCTGGAAGAAGGCATGAAGTTTCAAAGCATCGGCATACCGCCGGAGCAAGCGCAATTTCTGGAGACTCGCAAGTTCCAACTGAACGAAATCGCCCGCATTTTTCGCATTCCGCCGCACATGATCGGCGACCTGGAGAAATCCAGCTTTTCCAACATTGAGCAGCAGTCGCTGGAGTTTGTCATGTATACCCTGGACCCATGGGTGGTACGTTGGGAGCAGGCCTTGCAACGAGCCTTGTTTAGTGAAAGTGAAAAGCGGCAGTACTTCGTAAAATTCAACGTGGATGGGCTGCTACGGGGCGACTACCAGAGCCGGATGAACGGTTACGCTGTTGGTCGGCAAAATGGCTGGCTGTCCAGCAATGATATCCGCGAACTGGAAAATCTCAACCGGATACCGGCTGAACTTGGCGGAGACTTATATCTCATCAACGGCAATATGACCAAGCTTGCCGACGCAGGAGCTTTTGCCAAAAACAATACGAAGGGAATGGAGGGAAGCAAATGAAGAAATTTTGGAACTGGGTGAAGAACGAAGAAGGACGCACCCTGTACTTTGACGGCTACATCGCCCAGGACAGCTGGTTTGACGATGACATCACCCCGAAAAAATTCAAGGCCGAGCTTACAGCAGCCACCGGCGACATTGCGGTTTGGCTCAATTCTCCGGGCGGCGATGTCTTTGCGGCCAGCCAGATCTATACCATGCTCAAGGAATATGAGGGCAAGGTTACGGTCAAAATCGACGGAATCGCTGCCAGCGCTGCTTCCGTGATTGCTATGGCCGGTGATGAAATTGTGATGTCGCCGGTGGCCATGATGATGATCCATAATCCGGCTACCGTTATTTTTGGCGAAGCCGCGGATCTCCAAAGCGGCATCAAGATGCTTAGCGAGGTCAAGGAAAGCATCGTCAACGCCTATGAGGCGAGAACAGGACTGCCAAGAGCAAAAATATCGAACATGATGGATGCGGAAACCTGGTTCAGCGCGCAAAAAGCGGTGGAACTAGGCTTTGCCGATCAAATCCTCTACGCGCCTGAAAACACAGATGCATCAGAGGGTTTTATTTTTGACAAAATGACCGTCACCAACGCTTTTTTACGAAAGCTTCCGAAGGTAAAACCGGAGCATCCGATTACGCAGGCGGGGACGACGCATAAAGAACTGCTGACAAGGCTGGAACTTTTGAAATAACAAAACGGGAGGAATAAATCATGAATAAAATATTGGACCTGCGCGAGAAACGCGCCAAGCTTTGGGATAGCACCAAAGCTTTTTTAGATTCCCGGCGAAATGAAAACGGACTGTTGTCGGCCGAGGACACGGCCACCTATGAAAAAAATGGAAGCCGATGTGGTGAACCTGGGAAAAGAGATTGATCGCCTGGAGCGCCAAGCGGTTTTGGATCTTGAACTTTCCAAACCGACCAGCGCCGCCCTTACGAATAGGCCCAGCCAGCACCAGGAAACGGAAAAAACCGGCAGGGCTTCGAATGAGTACAAAGCGGCCTTCTGGAAAGCGATGAAGAACAAAAACAGCTTTGATGTGCAAAATGCACTGCAGGTAGGAACGGATTCTGAGGGAGGTTACCTTGTACCTGATGAATTTGAGCGCACCCTCGTGGAAGCCTTGGAGGAGGAAAACATCTTCCGGCAAATGGCGACAATCATCACCACCTCCTCGGGAGATCGGAAAATTCCGGTGGTCGCTACCAAGGGGACCGCTTCCTGGGTGGATGAAGAAGGGGTTATCCCCGAAGCCGACGATGCCTTCGGCCAGGTTTCCATTGGAGCCTATAAGCTGGCCACCATGATCAAGGTGTCCGAAGAACTCCTCAATGACAGCGTATTTAATTTGGAGCAATACATTGCCAAAGAGTTTGCGCGGCGCATTGGGGCAAAAGAGGAGGAAGCCTTCTTTGTCGGTGACGGCACCGGGAAGCCTACCGGTATTTTCAATGCCACCGGCGGTGCCGGGCTGGGAATCACGACTGCCAGCGCGACAGCCATCACCATCGACGAAATCATGGACCTGTTCTATTCCTTGAAATCCCCTTACCGCAAAAATGCCGTTTTTGTAACCAATGACGCGACCGTCAAGACCATTCGGAAACTTAAAGACGGGAACGGCCAGTATCTGTGGCAACCTTCGGTTACTGCAGGCCAGCCGGATACTATCCTGAACCGCCCGCTAAAAACCTCCGCCTATGTTCAGGGTATTGCGGCAGCTGCTAAAACCATCGCCTTTGGCGACTTTAGCTATTACTGGGTTGCGGATCGTCAGGGGCGGGCTTTCCAGCGGCTCAATGAACTCTTTGCCGCTACGGGACAAGTCGGCTTTAAAGCCACCCAACGTGTGGATGGCAAGCTGATTCTTGCAGAAGCCATTAAAGTGCTGCAAATGAAGGCGTAGGTGAGAAAAGATGAGTAACGTCAAAAACTATACGGAGCAAGGCGGAGACAAAACCGTAATTGGCGGTACCTTGGAGATTGTGGCAGGCGGGCAGGTAGTGGGCCTTTTTACACCCGCCGCATTTCAGGCTGACAGTACGGCGACTACCATAGCAGGGCTAGTGACGGACTTAAATTCGCTTCTGGCTAAGCTAAAAGCTGCGGGCCTTATGGAACCAACCGATGGCTGAGCCGCTAACGCTGACGGAAGTAAAGGAATACCTGCGCATTGACGGTGAGGAGGAAAATGCCCTTCTCACCGCCTTGCTTTCCGCGGCGATATCTCACTCGGAAAACTATCTACAAGCGCCGCTGCCCAGTGAAACGCCAACCCCCGTTAAACAAGCCTTGCTGATTTTAATCGGACATTTTTATGAGCAGCGTATGGGCGAAGATATTCCCAATGTGGTATATGTTCTTCTTTCGCCGTATCGCGCGCATCTTTGGTAGGTGATGTTATGAATCCAGGAGAACTCAACTGCCGCATTACGCTGCAGCAGGAAACCAAAGTGCCTGACGGTCAGGGAGGCTACGCGACTGCTTACGCCCCCCGCTCAATCGTCTGGGCTAAAGTGATCACTGTAACGGCCAAAACGACAGACCAGTACGAGCAAATGGTGCCGGAAATATTACACCGCATCATTATTCGCTATCGCCGCAATGTGGCGGTGACAGACCGGATTCAATACGGCAGCAGGGTGTTCGAGCAGATCGGGCCACCCATTGATGAAGGCGAAAAACACGCATTCTTACGACTCGAATGCAGGGAGGTGGTGGCCGATGCGGCCGACGATTAGGTTTACAGGGATTGATCAATGCATTTCCTTCGGCGATCTTATTTCTACCAATGTCAGCCAGGCGATTGAAAAGGAAACTGAGCAAGGCGCCAAAGAGGTGCGCAAGCGGGAGCGGGAACTGGCGCCGGTCAAAAGCGGCCTGCTTCGGAAAAGCATCGTGAACCGCAAAGGAAAGTACGGTATCTCCCGCATGGTCAGGGCCAAAGCGCCGCATGCGCCGCTGCAGGAATATGGCACCAAACGGGGCGTGAAGGGCAAACATTTTGCTGAGCGGGCGCGACGGGAGCTGCTGCCGGGAATTCAGGAGAAGATCCGTTCAGCAGTGCGAAATGAGGTGAGACGGTGAAGCGCTCACCGGTATCGCCTCTCAACAAGGCACTGTATGAACGGCTTCAGAGCCAGATGAACGTTGCCGTCTATGATTATGTCCCTGCCGGCAAGAAAGCGCCGTATGTGGTGATGACCGATTCGACAGCGCAGAGCTGGGGTACAAAAACGGTGTGCGGCGCAGAGGTTATGGCCACCATTAAGGTTCTCAGCGAGTACCAGGGAGATAAAGAAGTGGCTGAGCTTTGCGATGCTGCCATTTCGGCAATTCAGACGCAGCCATTGGCGTTAACGGATGCGTGGCAGGTCGGGCTTTCGAGCGTGGACAGCCATTCGGTGGAACGTCTGGAAACGCACCGCGAAGCTACGGTAACCTTCAAGTTTACGATTATTGATACTAAGGAGTGATGAAAGATGCCTTTAATTCCAAGCGATGGCGTGGATTTTCTGTTAAAAGTAAATACAGGGACGAAAGAAACTCCGGTTTGGACGGTGGTTGGCGGACAGCGCGGCGCAACCTTGAGTTTGACTGCGGAGCAAATTGATGCCTCCAATAAACAGTCCGGAGCCTGGAAAACCAGTGTTCCCGGCATGATGTCCTGGAGCATTGACGCTGATGCAGTGATGCTGACCGATTCGTCCGGCTTAAGCATTGATGCCGGCAGGGCCAAGCTGCTTACGGTATTTGCCAACCGGGAATTGGTGCATGTGCGGTATGTCCGCAAGGATGGGTCGAAATTTCAAGGCTATGCGGCCATTACCGATTTGAGCGAGGAGTCCCCGCATGACGGCGTGGCAACGTATAAAATTACCTTGGCTGGTGCTGGAGCGCCCGAAGAAGTGAACGGGACCAAGCAGGTGGAAACGGCTGAAGTTGTCGGAACCATTACGACCGCCGGCAATGCCACCTTTACGATTACTGCTGCCGGGATGACCGGCTCGCCCAAAGCCATCAGTGTAGCTGTGGCGCTCAACGATTCGGCAGCCGTGGTAGCGCAAAAAGCCCGTGAAGCTTTGGCGGCGGATAGCGCAGTGACCGCGAAATTCAGCGTGAGTGGCTATGGAACTATGGTCGAGCTGACTGCTTTAACTGCAGTGGCCAACGACAGCACGCTCAACGTTGCTATTGCCAATGGAACCTGTGCTGGCTTGACGGCGGCTCCGACATCGGCCAATACGACTGCAGGGGTAGCACCGGCAGCATAAATAGCAGGGTGCGCAGCATAACGACTGTACACCCTGTTTTACTATGGGAATCATGGAGGGATGACAATGACAGGAACTGTGTTTATTACGATGGGCGGCAAGGAACGCCGCCTTCGCTACGATATTAACGCTGCCGCAGAGATGGAAGAACTGATGGGCGGAAAATCCCTGCTTTATGTGATGAGCAATCCCATGGCAGCGGGGTTTTCGGCTATCCGCATTTTGCTGTGGGGCGGCTTAAAGCATGCGGAAAAAGGGATCACCCTGCAGCGGGTGGGGTTAATGATGCAAGAATATATGGAAGCCGGCGGCAGCTTTGGGGAATTGGCTGGCAAGATTGGGGAAGGCATTAAAGCCTCTAAGATTATGGGCGAGAGTTTAGCCAGTGAAGAAGAACCACAAGAGGAGTCTGACGAGGGAAACGAGTAACCACCGTAGCCCAGTGGATCGCCCAAGCTGCACCAGTGGCGTATGGACCTTTGGGGTTAAAACCGTGGGAATTTGGACGCTTAACCTTTGGAGAATTCCAGCAGCTGGCGGACGGTTATCACTGGCGAACCAAGCAAGAACAAATCGCAACGGCAGGGTTTGTTGCTTCCATCATCAATACCTGCACGTCGCGCGACTTGAAAAGGTCGGTTACGGTGGACATGCTGCTTGGCCAGGAATCGAAAGAAAAGCAGGTAAAAACGAAAGATCAAGCTAGGGCAGAAATGAAAGACTTGCTATCTACAGTAGGATAACGAGTCGCTGCTGCTACTATGCGGTTGTTGACTTTCATGCACATATTTCAAGAAAAATGTGCATGAAAGTCAATTTATATATAGAAAGCTTTGTTGGCGAAAGAGGGGTGAGACCATGGCCGGAAATGCAGCGATGACAATTTTTATCGGCGGTGATAACAGCGACTTTCTGAAAAAATGGGAGAGCACCAGACGCGCCTTACGCAAAGGGCTTGGTTCGGAAGCGATGGCAGCGTCAGAAAGCATTGCCACCGGCCTAGCCGCCGCAACCGCAGCCCTCGGCGTTTTCGGTATTGCCAGCATCAAATTGGCGGGCGACATGGACGCCAGCCGCAAAGCGCTCACGACGCTGCTCGGCGATGCGCAGGCAGCAGAAAAAATGCTCTCCAAGCTGGCCACGTTTGCGGCGGATACCCCTTTTGAATTGCCAGGTCTTTTGACTGCATCGAAAAAACTATTGGCCTTCGGCTTTGCGTCGCAAGACATCATTCCGATGCTGGCAGCCATTGGGGACGCGGCGGCGATGTTAGGGATTGGGCAGGAGGGCATTAGCCGCTTAACCAATGCCATCGGCCAAATGCAAGCCAAAGGAAAAGTATCGGCGGAAGAAATGATGCAGCTTGCTGAAGCCGGTGTGCCAGCCTGGAAGTTTTTAGCGGATGCCATTGGCACGGACATCCCAACCGCAATGAAAATGGCCGAACAAGGTGCGATTGACAGCACTACCGGCATCAATGCGCTCTTAATGGGCATGCAGTCCAAGTTCCAGGGCGGCATGGAAGCCATGAGCAAGACCATCCCTGGACTCATGTCGACCATCAAGGACAATGTGGGCATGGTCATGGTCGAAATCGGCGACAGTATTGCGAAGAATTTAAATCTGGTCGAAAAGCTGCAAGGCGTTGCAGACTGGTTGTCGCAATTTGCTGCGGCAGTCAAAGCGCTCGGGCTGAAAGAAGCTCTGCAAGGCATGATCCCGCCAGAGGTCATCGCCTCGGTGTTTGTCCTCTCCGGCGCGTTATTGGGAGCGGCAGTTCCAGCGCTTGTGGCGTTTGGGATTGCGGCCTGGACGGCACCGGCCCCCCTATTACCCTTT